ATATATCCAATAACTGTGATCAACTGCATGTGAGTCTGCACTATTGTATCCTTCTGTGCCTTTATACATGTTATTAACTTTGTTATCTGTGCTATAAAGATCAAATCCTAGCAAATTAATTTTGTCATCTAATGTTGATCCTAATAGAACTGCATATGGTCCACTACCCCAATGAAAAGGATCGTCCATTCTTTCTGTTCCTTTTTCTACTAAGTCAGGCAATGCTAATACACCTAATTCTTTGTTCCAACGTTGTCTTGTGTATATAGTATCGTGATGTGGTAATGCTTGTTTAACCATACGTTTATCACAACAAACTAAGTGTTGTACATAATGATCTCTAAATATTGCATTACAGCCTACCTTTTCTTGATAGACTTTATCGAGGGGAAGTCCTTTACGGCTGACACCGTTTCCAATTACTAACATAAATTTATTTAGTAGGTTTGGTGTCTTGTACTTCTTTTGCTATTGTTTTAAACTCTTCTCTTACTTCGCCTAAATTTTTACTTGCTCTATGTAGTGTTCGTACTAAGAGTCTTATAGTGTAAATTGTCCAGAACCACCAAGTTACTGCTGTTACAGCAAACACTGCCAGTGCCGCATAAAATGCCTCTTTCCAATCTATAATGCCTAAACATACTAATCCTAATGCAAACACTAGAAATATAATTGGCACGACCCGTGCGAACATATCCCAGAGTTGTACCTGAGCCTCTATTTTGTCAATTTTTTTTTGATCTACTATCATTTATTTTTGCCTCTATTTGGTTGAAAACAATGCAAACTCCAGTTTACACTGCATAATATTTATGAACGTTTTCTGTTGATTAAATTGGAACTTAACCAGAAATTGTTCCGAACGATCGCCACTCACCTGGGGAACCTGTTCGAACACATATCCAACCTAAATTGCCGCCGGGTGCAGGTGCATCGTGCCATACAATATCACCTTGATTGTAAAGTCCAATAGTTGGGATACCGTCACCAACTTCTAGTCTTTTATTTTGAAACCTAACTGGACCGTTAGTTTCCAGGGATACGCCGTTTGTTACTGCTGATACCCCAATACCTACACTGCCTTCAAATACAGTATCTGTATTACCTTGTACTTTAAGGATGCCGTCGCTGTCGATAACAAGTCTTGATGTTGTATCATCTCCTGCGATTGCGTTGATTGATAGAAGTGCGTTACCTAAATCGTTTAGTCCTTCTCTAATTGCAAGAACGTTATCTGGACTTATATTTACTAATGCTGTCATGCTTCTATCTTTCCAAATCTTTTCCATGTGCCTGGCATGCCAGCCTCAACACATACCCAACCCATCCAACCGTCTGGTTGAGGATTGATATCATAAACAATATCACCTTTATTGTTATTACCTGTAGTAGGCATTTCATTTCCTACTGCTAATTTTTTATCTGCAAATCTAATAGCACCTGCTACTTGTAAATCTACATCATCACCTGGATATTGAACTTTAATACCTAATGTGCCTTTTACTTCGACTCCGCCTTGTTCTTTCAAAACAATACGTTCTTTATTGTCAGTAATCAAACTCATTTTGCTTGTAGTATATGCACCTACTCTAACATGATCAAAGTCAGGATCAACTACAAATTCTGCTTCGCTACTAGATACACTAAGTTGTGCATTTGCAACTTCAGATCCAATACCTAAACGCATTGTACCACTATCATATGTAATAAAGTCGTCTATTGTTAAATTGCCTGTAGTACGTAAATTATTTAAAGTACCAACAGTTTCTAATTCGCTATGTTTAATTGTAACACCTAATTTTTCTGCACTAAGAACAGGAATATTATCTATCTCAATTACTGCATTTCTGTGCAAATCAATTGTATTACTAATGTAAAATCTATCTCCGCGCCATATAATTTGTTTAGTCGCTTCGCCTTCTTTTCTCCATTGCATACCCATCATATCAAGATTGCCACCTTGAGCATGGAAATCAATATTTTGTGTAACCTTTTGTGTTGAAGACATTTCTTCAACGTGTAAATTGCCAACAGTAAGTTTTCCTTGCACATTTAGTGCACCACTTACGTCAATATCTCCAATGAGGTTATCTGTATCAATGTTGCCAACTGTTATTAGATCATCGTCTACAAGCAAACTAGTTCTTGTAGCATTATCCTTAACACCTGTGCTTCTTAGAAGTGTAATTTTGCCACCATGTATTGCATTACCGCTAATACTGTTTACAGTCGCGGCTGGCATTTCTGCGGCTTGTGTGTTTGCTATTGTCTCAACCGTCGATGCAAGACGTGCGAGACCTTGTCTAATATTGTCTATCTGGCTCATGTAAGTATTTATCAACTTACCTTGAGAAGTATAGTATCCGTATTAATCCTACCATTTAGTTTAATATCTACAGCATTGATATCTTCTAAGAATGTACGTAATTTGACTTTACCAGCTTCTTTGAACTCTTTAATTTTTTCATCTGGCTTACGCAGTGTCTTTTGTACACTTTCTTTTTCATTAAAACCTATAATAGTAGTACCTTTAACACTAAGTCCACTACCTTCACGTTGTTGTCCTTGCGGATCAATATTACTTGCAACATATTTTCCTATTTTACGTGTCTTTACATTAAACACCCATAGCTCATTTGCATAGATAATGTCTACAGGATTGATACTTGCAAGGCTGTTCTTATTATCTACCTTACAATATTTTAACTTCTCAACTAGTTTCTCAGCACTCTTAGGCTTACGTTTTCTAGTTTTACGTGTTGCTTTACTTGTATCAACTACAAGTTGACAAGCCATCTGTATATTTCCTAGTGCTTCGAGTATTCTTTTTACATCGTCTTTACTGAGATGTGCATATGCTTCTTTTAATTGCTCTAGCATATCCTGGGCATGTTCGTCCATCTTACTAATCTTTGCTTTGCTAGGATAGTTTAGTAGTTCTGTATACTCTTCTACCTCACCGTCATAGTAACTAGAAATCTTACGTGCATGAGCTTGTGTCACACCAAAATTTTGAAAGTGTTCTTTAAAATTAAACCCTTTAGGGTCAAACGACTTTGGGTCTGAGATCCACCCATCTAGCCATTCTTCAATAGCTTCTGATTGTAGGTTAACTTGATCTCTAATACGTTCTTGTATACTAGGCTGATATACTTTTGCTTTTTCTTTTTCTACTTCTTTCTTTTGCGTCAGTAGATAAGCACCTTGTTGCATTGCTTCTTCTATACGACCTTTTAAAAACTTTGAAGCAGGAGCCATATTACCCATAGTGCCTGCTAGTGATTCCCAATATACATCATGTTTCTTATTGTAATCAGGCATACCATTCATTAACAGTTTAGCAGTAATACCAGCAGTAATACTTAATGCATGTGTAGGAGCGGCTTTTACTTGTTTTACTTGTTCTTTAGTATAATCATTTTTAGACATCCATGCTTCAACGGCAGGATATAAATCTATTGGCTTGTAATTTTGATAATACCAATCTCGAGCATGTTGAGCGGCTCTATGAAACTGTTCACCAGTCCATTCTTCCCAACCTTCCCAACTAGGCTCTGTTAATTTAGATCCTCTCTTGATGCGTGGTGAACCACGAGGAATCTTTTTCTTAACAGCTCTACCTGTGATTTTATTTACTCTCGCCATTTGCCACTCCTTTAATGTGTACTAGTATTATATATGTAGTTTTATAAAAAGTCAACCATTATTGAAAACTTTTCTTTTTATGGAAAGCTCTTTTATACATATTGTGTAGAAACAAATTCATTTTGCTCTGTCGGGTAGGTTCTTCAAATTTAAGTTTGTGTTTCCATTCTTCACGTAGGAAAGGTATAACTTGAACCAAAGGTTCTCCTGGTGTCAAAAGTTTTACAGGATCTTTCAAGTAACAGGGAAAATTTAATTGACTCAAATCAAATTCATCTGTATCAATAATGCCAGGCATAATAACAAATTCTTCTTCAAAATGCCAAAAAGGTTGCACAAATAAACAACTATAACCAGGTGGAGTTTTTATTTTCCAAGGTAGAGATATTTTTACATAAGATTTCTTTTTACCGTCAATATGAACTGGACATTGACTGTGTGTATGAAATGCTTCAGGTGTAGTCATTTGATTTTGCATTTCCATGAATTGACCTATACGTTCTACAGGAACTACTCTATCAACATGTTCTTCGTTAGTGCTTACATCTGTTTCAGCAATAAGTTCTTGCTCATGTACATTCTTTATAATGTATCCAGCAGTAACTATATCTCTTACAGGCCAACAACCTGCAATAGTAGGTGTATCGTTTTCGGTAGCATTTAATTTACTGTACCATTCGGGTAAACAATCTTTTGCCGGAACAATTGGAAAATTATTAAGAACACTTTTATCGCCACAAATAAATTCAATTTCTTTTTTGTTACTCACCCGTGGCTCCCAGCCAGCAGGAAATTGCCATCCATTATTCATGCTCTCCGCCGGGATCATTGTCGTCTAATGGTACTTTATGAGCATTGCCTTTTCTATCACGCCAAATGGTATAGGTTCTAGCTCTACCATGCGAACGATATCCGTTCATAAAATTAAATGCATGCGGTTTTCTTTTAGCAGTTTCAAATGTTCCCACTGTAATAACGATAGCACCGAGTAAAAATATATGTGCTATTGCACTAATACCAAATACAACAAAACTACCAACTAAAAAACTAAACACAATACACCACATCCATGCAAGTATTTGTAAAACCATATGTCTCACTTGTAAATCCGGAATATGTCTCAATGGATTTCTCTCCATATCCATGACACCATTCCAACAATCATAAATCCATTCTCTCATATCTTTTACCTTTTCAAATCTAACTTCTTTAGGATAGTTAGCATCTGCACTATCTCTAAAATCTATTGCATCATATAGATCGTAAAACTTTTGAACGACCTTATGATCTCTAAAGTAGGCTGTAACTTTATACATTACACTTTTTCGCCTACATCAAATCCACGAAACGTTTTGAATCTAGGAAATCTCAAACTATATGTATCGCTATCTTGCGATTTTGTACGAGCATCAGCTCTTATTTCAACTAACTGACCAATGAGATCAGCACGTTCAGTCCAGTACTCATCACGTTGAGCGTCAGTGAAACCGCTCCCACAGTTAAGGCGATAATTGTATCCATCGTCTTCTCCTTCTACTATTACGGCACCTAGTCTTCCTTCGTTACGTCCAGTGCCTTCCTCGACGTCAACTACTTTCAAAGTAATTTCAATAAAAGGTTTTGCTTTCAACCAAGCATGTGTACGTTTACATTCGTAGGGTGCATCAACATCTTTTATCATAACCCCTTCGTAACCACCGTCTACAGCCGTCTTATTAAGCTCTACAAAGCGTTTGTTGCCTTCAGTAGTACTTAGGTCTACTTCTTCCCATTCACATGCTACAACGTGCTTTAAGAGGTCTTCGTTTTCTAGTACCCAATACTTCACAAGATTACTTCTATATGTCTGTGGCTTGTCCCAGCCACCTTGTAAAAAGTCTGTAAGCGGAATAAAATCAAACAAGTGTAATACACTATCAGTTGCGGCTTTACCATCTTTTCTATGTACTTGCTTCATAAGGTCTTGAAAGTCTTTGCTCATTACTTCACCGTCAAGCACACAATCATATGGAGCAGGCTTAACTGCTAGTACTGATTCAATCTCTTCTATAATATGTGGGAAGTTATGAAACTGTTTGCCGTTACGACTAAACAATTCTACCTTGCCACTTTTACATACTGCAAGAACTCTTACACCATCTAGTTTCACTTCTATTTGCTTGTTGCCTACCATCTTCTTTTCGTGGTTAGCTGAGTCATGTGCTAATGCACAAGTAAATGTGGGAATAGCATACTGCGGAAATTTCTTAGCAATCTTGTTTACAGTCTTTTCACTACAACCACAACGTAAGTCTTTGATTAGTATTCTACGGTAAAACATATTCCATTGCTCTACTGTTGCAGTATCTTTACAAAGTATAATTGCATCACGAGCCGCATGTCCTGTAAGACTTCTGTTTATCAACTTCCTTGCTAATTCTTTAAATGTAGGCCACGACAGACCTTGTCCGTCTACTGTTGCTTCAGGAACTTGTTTTACACCAAATGTAACAAGTGGATCAAGTGCCATACGTACACCTTCAAAGAACTCATCTAGTCCTTCTTCCATTGCTTCTAGTATCACTTGTTCTTTAGCTAGACGACTGTTGTCTGCTTCTAATTTTTCTATAATAGCCTGCGGTTGCGTTCTCATGTGTGCCTCATTAATTAATTATGTTACTATAATAGCATCAGTATATAACAATGTCAACCACTTTTGGAAGATAAAATTGGCATAGGTGCAAGGAATCGAACCCTGTCTTTCAGATTTGGAGTCTGACGTGCAACCATTAACACTTCACCCATAAAAAAAGCCCCTAATAAAATTAATTACTAGGGGCTTATTGAAATAACTTTTTTTACAAAGTCATGTCAAGACATACCCCCGGATGGTGGCCAACAAGTAATATATGTTGTATTAGTCTGTGACATGTTTTAAAATCCTTTTACTTCTTACTATGTATTTATAATACTATCTTCTATTATAAAAGTCAACCTATTTTTTTAGATTTTTTGTAATCTTGGATCTGAACTTAGTATGTTTTTTTCAGCTCTTGGTCTAGACAAACGATTCTCAGCCATTTTGCGTATAATTGCTTTATGTGCTAATTCTGTTTTTCTTTTTTTACGAGCTAGTTCGAAGTCTTTGTAATTCATAACACTCTCCCTTTTACAGTTAAGTGCGTTCCTTCGCTTAGTGCTACTTCCGGGCTCATTGCCTGAACGTATAGTTATTTAGCTCTAGATTGGTAGTCTTTTATTGCCGCTTTGATTGCATCTTCAGCCAAAACACTACAATGTATCTTAACTGGCGGTAATGCAAGTTCTTCTACAATGTCCATATTCTTAACTGCTGATGCTTCGTCTAGTGTCATTCCTTTAACCATTGTAGTTACTAAACTTGAACTTGCTATTGCACTGCCGCAACCGTAAGTTTTAAATTTAGCGTCTTTAATGATTCCATCTTCTACTTCTATCTGTAGACGCATAACATCACCGCAGGCAGGTGCTCCTACCATTCCTGTTCCTATGTTATCTTTCTTGGGATCAAATGTGCCAACGTTGCGTGGGTTTTCGTAATGGTCAAGTACCTTTTCAGAGTATGCCATAATAGTCTCGTGTAGTTGTATTACACTTATTTATAACTTATTACTGATAAGGATCTAGATCTAGGTACTTACCCCATTCACTGTAGTAATGACGCATACCTACTTCATCGTGTATAGTTCCATTCTCATGTCTGCCATGTAGTATACGTCTGTTCTCTGTACCTTCACGCATTGTTGTTCCTTGTCCTGCTACACCAATTAGATCTTCGTGTAGGTTACGTCCGAACGGTCCCCATATTGAATTGTGATGATTGATACGTGTGCGTCTTTCTTCAGGTGTGTCTTTGCGTAGTCCATAACCTCTAAACTCTATAAGCACCTTGTTAGGTCCTAATGGTGTTACTGAGTCTGAACGATATGCGGAACCCCGTAAGTTGAAATTGAAGCCTGGGAATAAGTCGACCATGTACCACTGGTTGGGCGG